GTTGCACAGGAAGTACACTTTATATATAGCCAAAAAGAATTATCAAAATTGAAAGCCAAACAAGAACCCAAAAAGACGTTTAAACAATCGCTTGAAGATCTATCAAATGAAATCGAGGAATCGTTTATAGAATACGCAAAAAATAATTTTGCTGCCTATATTTACGGTTCTTGGGGAGACACAAAAGGATGGAATAAAATGGAAGATGTTTATATAAATAAGTACCCGGTAAAAACAAACATATACAATAATAGCAGAGACAATATACCATCTGACGAAGAATTCACGGTAGACTATATAACCGTTGATAAAATTAGTTTGGTAAACACAGAATCTGGCCAAGAGGTTTTGGTAACAATAGATATGCTTTCGTTCGGATTTGAAAAGAAATAAAACAAACAGAAAACCGCCGGGCTATAATTAAATAGTCCAGCGGTTTGGTTTTGATGTTTATTTAGTTTCTGTTTGATTAGGCTTATCGTTTTGGACAGCTTCGGAAAGAGTCCAAAATTCAGAAAAAGATCCGTGAGGCCTGATTTTTATCTTGCCAGGAAAGCTGTATTCTACGATATAAACCGGAATTCCTTCTTTCATCACGAACACCAGCTTGTTATTTATCATACTCATAAATGCAACTTTGTCATCATTCGAAGAAACTTCGCAAGCCTTGTCGAGCTGATGTTCCCAAATCGACGCGATGTAGGTTTTCTTTGTGTATTTCACATCCCCTGCGTATGCAAAAGCTACCATTACAAATACGATTGCCATTACCAGTATTGCTGTTAGCGTTTTCTTCATTTTTGCTGTTCCTTACGTTTCTTTTAATTTATTCTTTTTCGCGCAACATTGCGCCGTCTATGAGTACTTCTATCTCTTTTGACCCGTTACGCATCCTGAGCCATTCACGCTGATCTGGCCTTACCTTAGTGCAATACGGCACCTTCTTGTCGGGCTTGGTCTTCCGGCCTGCCTTTTGTCGTTTCCCGCCGTGGGTGTACGATTCTATTTCTTCCATGATTCCTTTCAGGCAGTTTATCGACTTACCTGGGTCTGGTTGGCATTCTATTTAAGGTGTTTATTTAAATCAATCGGAGAACAAACAGGAGCCACTATTGGGCCACAAACTATTCCAGACTTTTCACGATGAGAATGGAGGGGGTGGAAATTAATTATAGTCCAACATTTTTCATTTTCAGGGCTTTTTACATCACACATAGGCAGCCACCAGTAATAACCAGGTTCTTTCAGGTTTTTGATGTTTAGGTATTCCATTTTTTACTTCTCCTTTGTTTTATTGTTTCTTGTGCTTAAAGGCGTTCATATACCATTCAAGCGATTTCCCTTTTTCATAATCACACATTATTTCAAAGAAACATTCGCCAACACATTGAACTATATCTGGTTGCCTTATTTCATAATCACACTCGGTGTAAATTACACGACCGTTGCAAAATGGGCATTTAGGTATTCTGTTCTCTTTTAACATTGACTACTCATCCTCAACTATAATAGTGTAATACTTCTCATGATTTAGGTTTATGTTGACACCATCATCAACTTTTACAGCCTTTATTTCTGCAAATGGTCCCATTATTTCTACAACCCTATCATTTTCATATTCTATAATCTGCACAAAATAATTCTTCATAACTCATCCTTGTTTTGTTGATATTATTTAAGATTGTATCCTTAAATATAACTCCAACCACTCAATCCCAGCAACGGTCTATCCACAGAATGCATTCGTATTCTTTTCCTTAATACTTTTTAATATGCTGATCACTATTATCTAACACAACGCAACCCTAAGAATATCAATAAACTGCATCTTTTACTTCTCCTCTAAATACCAGTTAATAGACACCTCTCGTTTTTCAAAAAAAGGACGAATCTCTTTTACAGGACGAGACGAGACAACGACTTCTGCCTCAACAGGAAAAACTTTGCAATCTGGGCTCATGGCCACGGCTGATCCATCTGACAAACTTACAACAAGGGGCAAGCTTGCATCCTGCAAATTTGTCATCATATATGCTTTTTTGTTGAGCCAGAAAACTTCCAAGGGGTGTAACAGACAAAGCTTGATACCGTCTTCTTTTTTCGACTCGATGGTGATCGTTGTTCCAATTTTTTCATAAGTTGTGTCAGTCATTTGTTTCTCCTTTTTTGCACCACGGTTGACAGTGCTTTGGTTTATTGTTTTGGCGGTTCTGGTAGGGGTATCCAGTGTGTGAACCCCTCAGGCGAATTGACTGATTCCATCTCAGGGTTCCATTTCTTACCAATCACCCAATAAGCTATACCTACATGGTAACCGCCGTTTATGTTTGGCCTTGCGTATACAACAGGCTCTTTTGTATCAGGCTTTTTTACTTTTATATCAATCCACTCCATTGCTTCGTTCCTTTGTGCCCGCATCCCGGCTGGTTGGGTTTATTCAAAAAAGATTTCAATATCATCCTGCACAAAAGACAATCCTTCTTTAGCGATCTCAAGGCCATTCTTGCTGCCGATGATTTCGATTGCTTCGGTTTCTTTGATTGTGCTTTCTTCTCCTGCTTTGATCATTTTGTATTCCATTCCGTCATCCTTTAGTTATGCCCCGGTTGCCGGGGCTGTTTGGTGTTTTATATCGCTAAAGCAGCTTTTTTAAGCGAATTATAAAAAGACTCGTTTATATCATATTCGCTAACTAAAACAAATTCATCGTCGATAAAGCAAGCCGTCGTTATTACAAAATCTTTTGAACCCTTGACTGATTCGACAACTTCTTTTGTAAGACTGTCAATAATTCTATCAAGTTTTTTGAAATCGTCTTCTGTTTTTGCGTGTAATGTTTTTACATTTGTCATGGCTTTTCCCTTTGTGGTTTGTTTTTCGCTCACTCAATAATCAAACTATACACCCACCTACAAATCAAGTCAATACCTTTTTCAAAAAAAGTAAGAAAAAAGTTATTCCACAAAGTTAAACCACAAATTAACTTGACATACGTATTACTTATTATTAAACTGCGCTAAAGGTAATATAGGATAGAAGTAGTATCAATTAAAAAAATAGGTTGGATTCCGAGACGGTGCCGACCAAAGCGAGAGGCTTAAAAAAATGGCGATACTTGAAATCATTGAAAATCTGGACAACGTTCCAGATGATGAAAAAGCAAATTGGACTGAAGTTGACGGCAAGTTTCAACGAGATGTTGAGATGCCAGACGTATCCGGTTTAAAATCTGCTCTTCAAAAAGAGCGTGAAGCCAAAGAGTTGGCCGCAAAGAACCTTGCAAGATTTAAAAACGTAGACCCTGAAAAATACGCCGACATGTTGAAGGCACATGAAGAAGGCTTGACAGAAAAAGAGAGATACGAAAATTCCCTGAAAAAAAGGGACGCTGAAATTGCACGTATCAAGGAAGAGGGAGAATCAAAGGCGAAAGACCTTGAGCAAAAACTCCACAAATTCCATCTTGACCGCGAAGCCAGAAAAGCAGCACTTGACGCCGGGGTGATCCCGGAAGACATTGACGACGTGCTTTTGATTACTGCAAAAAACCGTAAGCTTGACGACGAAGGCAACATTGTAGTCGTGGACGATGACGGAGACCCGACGGCAAAGACGCTAACAGATTTTTATTCAAAAGATTTCAAGGAATTGAAGCCCAGGTATTTCCCTGGCATTCCTGGTGGTGGAGGTACACCGCCTGGAGTACATAAACCCGGCAACGCGGATATATCAAAGATGACTCCAACCGAACGGCTTGATTATTCGCGGGGCGTAAAATCATTTTAAGGAACTATAAACAATGGCACTAACACTGCTCGAGGCGCTGAAAAGGATTCAAGACCCAGTTCAATCTGCCGTAATAGAAATGTATGCAAAATCATCTCCAGTATTGGCTAACCTTGGCTTTGACAATATCATGGGATCAGCGATGAAGTACAACAGAGAGGAAACTCTCCCAGGTGTTGGATTTCGTGGTATCAATGAGTCTTATACTGAATCTACTGGAATCATTAACCCGCAAATTGAACCACTTGTCATCGCAGGTGGTGACCTTGATGTAGATAAATTTATTATAGACACGATGGGTATGGGTCAAAGATCCGTACAAGAAGAGATGAAGGCTAAATCACTTGCGCTGGCATGGACAAAAGCTTTTATCAAAGGAGACCAGGAATCAGACCCGAGGGAATTTGATGGCCTTCAGGTAAGGCTGACAGGAAGCCAGCTCATTGAAGCTGGATCAACTGACGGCGGTGACGCCCTATCCCTGGAAAAGCTTGACGAATTGATACAGGCAGTTGACGACCCGACTCATTTGCTTTTCAACAAGACGTTAGTCAGGAGAATTACAACAGCTTCTCGTTCAACGTCAATCGGTGGGTTTCTGGTAACAGAAAAAGACAACTGGGGCAAACCGATCCAGACCTATTCAGGTTTACCAATTTTGGTGCTTGACAAGGACAATGAAGATAGCGACATCTTGCCATTCACAGAAGTTGGGTCGGGCGGATCGACTGCTACAGCATGCTCAATTTATTGTGTATCAATGATGCCAGGCAAATTGCAGGGTATCCAGAATAAAACTATTGAAGCAAGAGACCTCGGAGAATTACAAAACAAGCCAGCTATGAGGACAAGAGTTGAATGGTATGCCGGTATCAGCATGTATCACGGCAGAGCAGCCGCGCGTTTGCGCGGAGTTAAAAACGCAGCCGTAACGGCATAGGAAAGGAATAAAAAATGGCTACTGGAGTAAAAACACGACCGACAGGAACTTTTGACTCGGAGCTTGAATTTAAAGACGCAGGGCTTGTCGCTGCATCAGCAGCCGCGCAGGTAGACAGCGCCGCAAAATA